AATTTTTTTACAAGTTTTTTTGGCCTGCTATAGGTCGGTGCTGTAATCTACTATGGTTTTACCATTTATCTATGTTCACGCTGTTTACGTACCACTAGCCTATAGCAAGTAGTTCTAAGATCATAGCTGGTTATTTGATCACAGAATGTTGCAGAACCACTGTAACCAGCTAGACAGTACAATCGTTCATCTCGACTCTTTTTCATGTTGCACTCACTAACGTCAGCACTGATCGCAGCAGTAGTCATAATGCCGGCAGTGACCACAGCCAAGATCAGGGTGATGCACAGTTGATATATGGGATTCAGTGTCACAGGTTTACCACCATTTGATACGCTTACTTTCTAGCTTTGATCGTGTATAGATAACATGTACAGCACACTGATAGAATTATCATAACAGCAGCCACAGCCAAGATCTCGATCGTTGTCATGTGCCCCACACCGTGATCAAGATCATGCACATCACAGCAAACACTGCCATGACAACACTACAATCTGTGTCACGCTGTTCAATATAGGTCTGATAGTCTTTGTCGTTCAGCATCTTTGCTTCGGTCTCTACGTAGATAAGTCACTGCGAATACTGCCCAGGCAGCAAGGAATATTAGATAAATGTTCATGAGGTATTTATAAAAATCTGCGTTGACCGCTCCGCGGCTTCGCCGCTGTTAACAGGAATGTGCCCAGAAATCCAAAACATTGTTTAAAGACTATAATCTAGTAATTTCTGGTAATATAAATAGTGGCATGGCTAGAAACTTTTATGATCCCTCGAGTTGTTCTTGGTATAGACTTAATCTTGATGTTACACATGCTTTGTTGCCCGAGTTCGCTGAGTTCTGCAGGGATCCTGGAACTGAACTTCACTTAATCAAACCTGAAAAAGCATTAACAGAACAGTGGCAGCAGTGGGCCTCTGAACGCTATGGTATAGAATTTTTTAATGTCTTGTTATTCTCAAGAGACAACAGCGAAACTGATCTCACTGCTCATATTGATATACCCAGTCTTAACATAGTTTGCTCAATAAATTGGTGTCTGGGGCCAGATCTTAGACCCATGCAATGGTGGGACGTTCCCCCTGTGATTAATAGACACTATGTAGATCCTGGATCTTATTGGAAACCCACAGCTGAAGGAGTTATGACTCGCACACAGCACATGACCAGGCCCATGACCAGGATAGAACATCAGCAGTTCTATTGCAGTGAATTAATTCTACGGGATCAATGCATTATTGGTAATCAACCCACATTGGTGCGTGTGGACCAACCGCACAGCATAGCTCTGGGAGTGCCCGACAGACGGATCTGCATCAGTCTTAGATTTCAACCCCTGTCAAGGCCTTGGGAAGATACTGTGAAGATTTTTTCCCAAGATATACTGCCCGACTAACTTCTTAAAAAAGGATGCAGCGCCTGTTGAGATATGGGCTCTGAAATATGATCATAGCGTAGACTCAGTGTCAATGATCTAATACGATCTAAACTGGCCAACAGTTCAGCCTGTGTCAGCACTGACTTTGTGATCTGTTGACAATGTCTGCGCCAACGGGCGCCATAGCCCTGATAAAACTCAGTGGTCTTGTGCAGTGGCCAATTGATCCACCCATAGTTGATCAGAGGATAGATAAACACACCATAGCCAGCAGCGCCCCAGCCCTGTGCAAAATCTCTAGCAGTGGGCCAACGTGTTTGAGCAATGTTTTTAATCATGGCCACACCCGGTCTCATGGGCGTCTTGTGTTGATGCTGCCAAAAGGCTGTGTCAGCTCTACCTGAACGATAGTGTAGCTGTACAAGGTCTGCAAACTCGTCAACCACACGGGCTATGGCTGTGTTGGCCTGATCTATAGTGATCTTGTCCGTGATCAATTGGTACCAAGCCTGCAACTGCGCCACTGTGGTGTGTATACTGGTAGCCTGTAGGGGTTCTAGAAAGCTGCCCGCCAAGCCCAGACTCATGGTGTTTTTGGTATAGAATTGATCAAGTCTACCGGGATCAAACTTGATCCATTTGATAGGCGTGATTGGGTGTCCTAACAACTGTTCAACTTCTGCTTGAGCAGCCTCATCTGTAAGGTATCTGCTGTCATAGACATAGCCCGAGCCTATTCTATCCTGTGTGGGTATCTGCCACATCCATCCTGAACTTAGAGCATGACTGATAGTCAAGGGTCTGATGTCTTTGGTGTGCTTGAGTAGAAAAGGCATGGCACGATCACAGGTCAAATACTGTCCGTAGCTGTGCCAGTTGATTTCAAGATGTCTACTGATCACACGGGCAAATCCAGAAGCATCAATCCAGTAGTCTGCTGTGACTGTGGTACCGTCGGCTAGATCAACACTGACAATCTCTCCTTCTTCACTGTGTACTTCAGTGACTTCAGAATCTATCACTGCTGCACACAAGGGTGCGGCTATTTTCTTAAAGTACTGTCCCACACGATGTCCGTCAAAATGATAGGCATTATAACCATATGTGGTTTTAAGATCTCGATCTACACTGCTAAGATTATGTTCTGCTAGGTTGCCGCAGATAGTGCTGAGATGCACATGATCTAGACCCTGTGTAATACAGTGGTCAATCAACACAGGATCCGAGTGCTCACTGACTTCAATGGTATTGTCTATGGGTGCAATATAACTCGCGCCGTTGCCCTGCCAGTTGACAAATTCAATGCCCATTTTCTGTGTAGCACCAGTTTCACGCATGAAGTCTGCTTCGTTAATGCCAAAGTCCGCCCAGCGATTTTGAATAATATTCTGGAATATACCCGTGGTGCCTTCGCCTGCACCTATGATGCCAATCTTACTGCTTTCTATCACAGTCACTGAATGTTGTCCTGGGCAGAGCTTGGTAATCCAAAGTGCTGATAACCATCCTGCTGTTCCGCCCCCAATTATACAAATTTTCATAGTTTTAAAATATATTAGTTTTTGATATTAGCATGTCTGTGTCACATTTACACAGAGTCTGCTTACAGATAATTGGAGCAGTGGGCAATTGAAAATCTTCTTGCAGTCTGCCAATATATCCTCCTTGTTCGCAGTTACCCCTACGCACTGACCCGTCAAACTGTACGAACAGACTTTCTAGGCCAATATTACATTGCCATCTAGAGAACTTATTTAATCCTTGGTTGATTAAATGATTAGGCCAATATTCTAATGCTGCCAAGCGTGTTCCTTGACTGTTATAGATTTTACTTAAATGCCAGTCTCGCATAAATTTTATAGACTTCTGTGCCTTGGGATTTCTGTGTTTGGTCGCAGCCATCCATGCTAGCTGTTCTTCAGTGTAGGGTATGAGCAGAGCACCCCAGTCCACTAGTTTTGCTACTTCTACTCCTAGTTCAGGTACTGCTGACAATCGTTGGTGCATGTCTAGGCAACGATCCCAATGCCGTGAATCCATCATTACACGGGTCATAATATCGGGAATTCTCTGCTGTGTTTCTACAACTCGTTCAATCCATTGATCGTCATGATATTGCGGGTGGTAACTGACAGTTATATCAGTTAGGGGGCAGTCGTCCCAATAGCTACCGTTGCGAACTCCGTTGGTACTGACACTAACACAATGCCCTTGATCAATAAACAAATTTACCAAAGGTTTAAACCACGGGCAGACTGTAGGCTCACCGCCTGCAATAATCAGCTTTATTTTGCTGTGTTGGCTGATAATTTTTTCTGCAAATCTTTTAGCATCAGCCCAGTTGTAGTGATGATTTTTACCAGCATTTAGTAGGCTAGGGCAATAATCACAGTGCTGTGTACAGATATTATTAATTACCCAGGTTAAATGAAAAATTTCTGCTGTGTTTTCTACTCTAGTTAAGTTTGATAAATCCATACAGGCTATTTACTATTTGAAAATACTATAAATACAAAATCTAAACTAGACCTTAAGGATCTTGTGATTATACTATGACAATAAGCTCGCTAACCAATTATATTTCCAACATAGATGCGACCTATCCCAAACGTGGACAGGATAATTCTAGTCAGGGATTCCGTGACAATTTTACCAGCATTAAATCAGGTTTAACTGTAATACGAAATCAAATTGACGGTACAACCTTGCTCAAAGGTACAACCAGCACTACTCGTGCAGAAAATGCAGACGACTATCAAAACTACATGGTTGGTGCAGAAATACGCGAAGTTCAACTAGCAGACTGGACACAGAGATTATTTAGACGTGCTGCGGTCACAGGCACAGTTCTAGTTAGTTTTACAGATGCCCCTGTACACTACTTAGAAACTGCGGGCAACATCACAGTACAATTACGTGAATTTCCAATTGATCAATACAGTAGTCTTAGACTGTATGTAGACATTTTATCCACTGCTACCACAGTGACCTTCTCAGATATCAGCAGTGTTACTAATGCTGTACTATTACCCAATCTAGTAGGTGGAGTAATGCGTAGTGATTTTGTGGGAACCTACGGCATTGAAATTTCCAGTGTTGATGGCATCAACTACACATTCTCAGATTTGATTGATCGTAAAATTGATCAAAGTCAACAGACACTCAGTGGTGTTGCAGTCACTGGTGATTTTAACGATTTAATTAATATTCCTATTGCCAGTGCAGTTACAGCAGGTATCATGCAAGTTGGAGATGGACTACAGGTCGCAGCAGGTGTGGTCAGTGTCGATACTTCAACAATTGTAGTTTCTCTAAATACTGCCACTACCAGCACAGCAGGTATTATACGAGTTGGCGGTGGATTAGAAATTTCTGGCCAGGTATTAAGTTTAAGTTCAGCAACTACTTCAACACTAGGCGGTGTTATAATTGGCAGCGGTCTGGCTATCGACGGATCGGGTATAGTCAGTGTCAGTGGTGGCGTAGTTGGTGCTACTGGTGAAGCTGGCGACAACGGGCTTGATGGCGCCACTGGTATACAAGGTGAAACAGGTGCTACTGGTGCTACAGGCTTAGGCCTAGGCAGTTATAGTACCAGTACTCACACAATTGGTACAGGTAATAAGACATTTGTTTTAAATGATCAGACAGCACTGATTTTAGGTCAGCGTGTACGTGCAAAGAATTATCAAAGTATTGTACCTGTCAATGATTGGGTAGAAGGACAGATCACAGTAATCGATACTGTTACCAACAGCATTACAGTGGCAGTTGATAGAACACAGGGATTGGCATTAACTACCAGTACGTGGTTTGTTGTGGCCACAGCAGATCTAGGATCAACAGGTGCTACTGGACCTACCGGACCTCAAGGTGCTACAGGACAAGGAAGTACTGGTGCTACAGGACCTCTTGGTCCAATTGGATATCAAGGATATCAAGGAGCCACAGGTGCAGGTTCTACTGGCGCAACAGGTGCTACTGGACCTCAAGGACCAGTTGGCGGCAACGGTGCAACGGGCGGTGCTGGATCGACTGGTTTACGTGGTAGCACTGGATCTACTGGTCCGCAGGGTGTCCCAGGTACACCGGGCGGTGCTACGGGGCCCATTGGCGCAACTGGATCAACTGGTGCTACTGGATCAACAGGTGCTACAGGCGATACTGGAAGTACAGGATCAACAGGTGCCACCGGTAATGATGGCGCAACTGGTGCTACAGGCCTACAAGGTGCAACTGGTGCGGGTGCAACTGGTGCAACTGGTTTTGAAGGAACCACAGGCGCCACAGGAGCAACTGGCAATATTGGTGCCACAGGTTCTACTGGTGCAACTGGTAATATTGGCGCTACTGGATCAACAGGTGCTACAGGAGCAACAGGTCCTGCAGGTGCTACAGGTGCTGGTTCTACTGGTGCAACTGGTCCAAGTGGAGGAACAGGTGCTACAGGTGCTCAAGGCAATCAAGGAGCAACTGGTGCTGGTGCAACAGGTGCAACAGGCAATGCTGGTGCAGACGGTGCAACAGGAGCAACAGGTGCCCAAGGCGCAACAGGTGCTGGTGCCACAGGTGCCACAGGAAATATTGGTGCTACAGGCGCAACAGGCGCTCAAGGTTCTACTGGTGCTGGCGCAACAGGCGCAACAGGCAATTTTGGTGCCACAGGTGCCACAGGACAACAAGGTGCCACAGGTTCAGGAGCCACAGGTAGTGCTGGACCAGACGGTGCCACAGGCGCTCAAGGTTCTACTGGACCAGCAGGTGCTACAGGAGCATTAGGTTCAACGGGCGCTACAGGTAATCAAGGTAACCCAGGTAATCAAGGCGAACAGGGTGCAACTGGAGCACAAGGGTCGACAGGTGCAACTGGACCTACAGGTGCTACTGGTGTAAGTAACGTTCCAGGTGGTACAGGTCCGCAGGGTTCTACTGGTGCCACAGGTCCACAGGGTTCTACTGGCGTAAGTAACGTTCCTGGAACAACTGGATCTACTGGTGCTACTGGACCTAGCGGTCCTACAGGAGGCACAGGTGCAACTGGTCCTACAGGTAGCACCGGAGCTGAAGGTGCTACTGGATTAACTGGATCAGGCGCTACAGGCGCTACAGGATCGCAAGGTGCTACCGGTATTACTGGAAGTACAGGCGCTCAAGGTTCAACAGGCGCAACGGGATATGATGGTGCTACAGGCGCTATGGGCGGTACTGGTGCTACAGGTAGTACTGGACCAGTTGGTGCTACTGGGTCAGGTGCTACTGGTGCTGTTGGCGGTACTGGTGCCACAGGTATTCAAGGTACAACTGGTTCAACTGGCGCTACAGGTGCTACAGGTGCTACAGGACCGACCGGTGCTACCGGTGCTACCGGTATACAAGGTGTTCCGGGAACTACTGGTGCAACTGGAATACAAGGTGTGGGAGGAAATGTAGGAGCTACTGGTTCTACTGGCGCAACTGGCTTACTACAGTTTCCGTATGTTGGTATTTTTACCTCAACTAATGTAGATGCCGCATTAAACAACGGCGTTACTGGTGCCCTACAACTAGCCGGTGGTGCATACATTGGTAAAAACTTAATTGTTAATACTGATATACTGGTAAGTTCGACTTCTAGTTTTATTGGTACTGCTACTATGAGCACAGGCCTAACAGTGCAGGGAGGAATAGTAACTGCTAGAAATGGAATGCTAGTACAGGGATCAAATTCCACTTCTACAAGTACTGGAGCAGTAGTAGTTCAAGGGGGTATAGGTGTATTTGGAAATATATATCAAAGAGGAGACTTCATAAATGACAGTGGTGGTATTTTCTTCAATAAGTATCTAACGGGTCACGGTACTCAGACAAATACAACCTCTACAGTTTTTATAGATTGGAATGATTCCGGAGATGATACCTCAATATTTAGACCAAACGCTAACTTTGTAGTTGGTATCTATAATTATATTAATACAGCTTCTGGAATAACCAAGTATGTTAATGTATTTGTTCATCAAACTGCTACTGCTAGAACTATTACTGGATTTTCTATTAACGGTGTTACTTCGGATGTAAATTGGCAAAACAATGGAGCTCATGTCGGTAATCCAGGAAAAATTGATTTAGTACAATTTAAACTATTACAATTAGGCACAGCTACTTCTACAGTTGTACTAGCATCAACATCAACGTTCGGATAATTTTCCTCTCTAGACATAGTGTTGTAAATATGTTAAACTTACAACACTATGTTAAAATTCTCTCATTCAGGAACCTTTGGTGACCTAATTTATTCGCTAGCGATGGTAAAACATCTAGGAGGTGGCGACTTCTATCTAAGACTCAATGACATGGACCGTATGGCCAAACGTGTACTAGGTGCAGGTTCAGCAGGCGACCATACCGGAGAAATGACGCAACGTCAGTTTGATATTCTTAAACCATTTATGGAAAGTCTTCCATACATTAACAGCTTCAATGTTTATAACGGTGAGCAAATTGATCATCAGTTAGAAGAAGCAGGCTTTACTATTGTTCAACAAAACGGTAACTATGCCTACAGTTATGCCGCCGCACTGGGAATAGATTTCTATAAAAATTACAAGGAATTTATGTTAACTCCTTGGTTAGAAGTTGCAGATCCTATTCGTATTCCGGGACGACCTGTAGTGGTTAATCGTGTTAATCGACACCTTTACGGTTGCGATCCAGAAATCAAAGGATGGAGAGAGTTTCTAAAACGTGGACTCACAGAAACCGCAGTCTATGTGGGCAAAGAAGATGAACATGCTTGGTTTGAACAAAGCCTAGACATAAAAATTCCTCACTACAAAACTGAAAACATTTTAGATGTTGCCCGTGTTATTGCAGGTGCAGAACAGTTTATTGGCAGTCAAAGTATGTGTCTAAGTCTTGCAATTGGCCTAGGTAAAACTACTTTTTGCGAGTGTCGCAAAGACCTACCACTAAACAGAAACGAATGTTATTTTATCAGATCAAATGTCCACTACTTCTAATCTTTCTTTTACCCATTCCGGCACACTTGGTGATGTGCTGACCAGCCTTTGTGTTGTTAAAATTCTCGGAGGCGGCGATTTTTATCTCAAGTTACATAACATGGATCGCATGATTCAAGAAAAACTGGGTTGGCCTAATGCTGGTATTCACAGCGGACGTATGACACAAAAAGACTACGATATGATCGAGCCTTTAATGAAAAGTCAAAGTTTTATCAAAAGTTTCCAAGTATGGAAAGGTGAACAGGTCACACATGAACTTGAAGAAGTTTGTAGACATCACAGTGCAGGCGGTGTATGGCCGCGAAACTTTACTAATCAATATGCGGCTAGTCAAGGGATCAACATGGAGACAAACTTTGAAGCTCTACAACAACGACCTTGGTTGGAATGCAAAGATCCTATACGTATATCTAATCGTCCTATAGTGATTAGTCGTAATGAAAAATATCTAGACGGTGCACCAGTATATAATCCTCAATGGAAAGAATGGATTGATATGGGACTAGCCGAGCAGTGCGTATTTGTAGGACACCAATCAGAACATGCTTGGTTTGAAGATCTTTACAAATGCGAAGTTGAATATTATCACACCGAAGATATGCTACATCTTTCTAGAGTGTTAGCAGGTTGTGATTTGTTTATTGGTAATCAAAGTATGCCAGGCACTATGGCCAGTATCTGCTTGGGTAAGACTAGTAGAATTGAGTTACGTAAAAACGAAACTAAAGACAATAACGAGTTTTTATATCCTTACAGAATTAATGTAAGTTATTTTTAAACACCTAGTTCTTTATCTTGCAATTGTCTAATTGCAGTCATTAATTGCTCAACTACACCGTCATTTCTTAGACTTTTAAATATTAAATTAGGAGCACCAAATTCTCCTGATTTTTTTAATCCTAACTTTCTATATTTTTTTAATAGGTCTTTAAGTTGTAGGCATAATGAAAGATTCTTCTTCTCAATTGCATGTTTTATTAATCTTTCCCAAGCAGTAACAGAGTTTTCTATCTCAGCTCTGTTATACTTTACATCAGATTGAACTGGCTGTTTAATCCACTGATTTTTAACTATAGAGTATGTCGAGCTTACTGCGGGTTCTTCTATATCTTCTACATACAGTTCTACAGGAACACCGTTAACTGTTATATCGTGTTCTTCTTTCCATAGTTTGCGTTTTGTATCAAATAGTTCTGCTACCCCAACATCACATTGAACTTGACTATAAGGTACAATAAGATGTAGGTCAAGATCGCTGTATTTGGTATAATTATAGTTGGCCTGACTTCCGGAAACTATCACATCGTCTATTCGTACATCTACGTTTAAAAAATCATAAAATTCTTTAGCAATACGCAGTAATGCAACATGTACGTCTTTCCGTAGGTGATCACCGTCCCAAAGGTTGGGATTCAACGTGTCGTGTACTTCAATGGGGTCTGTAAACTCAAACATGCTCATATTGGTTATTTATTTTATTAAATATGCTAATGAAGGAAACCAAAAGTCTAGCTGGACACATTATCATAGCACACCCTAAATTAGAAGAACCTTATTTTTCTAAAAGTGTAATAATATTATCTAAACACTATCAGGGTGGGGCCTGGGGATTAATGGTCAATAAACCTGCCCCTAAAACCACCATTGATCAAATAATGCAGAGTGTGGGCATTATGAGCAAAAAACAGGATAGAATTTATATCGGTGGTCCAGTAGACACACACAGAGTTTTTGTATTACATAGTTTAGATTGGCGAGCTAGTACCACAATGAAAGTCAACGAAGATATAGGTATTAGTAATGATATTTCTGTGTTAGCCGCTATTGCAGACGGAGTTGGCCCTGCACTTTACAGAGCTTGCGTAGGACATTGTGGATGGGCTCCAGGTCAACTCGATGGTGAAGTAGCAGGAGAAATGCCATGGCAGCATAACACAAGGTGGCTCAATACTCCAGCTACCATAGAATCAGTATTCAACCTCAACGAAGAAGATCAATGGCAACAAGGAATTGAACTAGTTGCTCAGAATAAAATTGCTACTTGGCTTTAATCTCGTTCGGGGCTTAGATTATTCAACATCTCCCTAATATCTCTGGGCTTGATGCTTATTTTATTTTTAGGTATGTTTGATCCTTGAGCAGGGTCGATGTCGCGTACTACCCCATCCGAATCCACCGTGGTATTTGTTGATGTTACTACGCTGGTTTTTTTCAAACCGTCAATTAATGATGCACTGGCAGCACTTCTTTGCCCGTTAAAACTTTGGCTTTCATCTTCGCCTAAATCACCAATTTTTAGCGTATCTATATTAAATTCTAAATCAACTTTTTGTCCGACTCCGCTACTTGAACGAGTTTTCATAAATTGAATTTGATAGCGTCCACGCTCTTTCATTTGTCTGCTTGTAAAGATGCCAATAACATTATCGGCTGTTTGAATCTTTGACAAACCACCACTGATATGACTATGATCAAACTCAATTTCGTCAACTGCTGAACGATTTAACTGTGCCGCAGTTACCACTACTGCTTGCGTTTCCATAGCTAAATTGCGTAGTTCTTCTGACACATATTTGTCTTTAACAAACAAATCACTTGGACTGACTTTAACACTTAACGGCATCATTAGGTCTAAGTAGTCCACTAAAATTATGTCAGGTTTTTTGCCTGTTTTGACCTGATATTCTTTTAAATATGACCTTAAATCGTTACAATTCTTACCTGAAGGCATGTATTTTATCTGGATTCCTCCTGCCCTCTTTCCAGTAATCTTAACCTTCATTTCAACATCATCAAGATTCTTAAAAATGTCTTTGGCGGCAATATCTGTCAGCATACTATCAATACGCATTCCAACTAACTCTTCACTCAATTCAAATGTAAAGTAGATAACGTTCAATCCTGCTAGAGAAAAGTTAACACCTAGGTTAGCAAGGAACAAACTCTTACCACCGCCAGAACCTGCACACCAAATGTTTAATTCTCCACGCTTGAAACCGCCATACAATTTTTTATCAACAGTGGGCCAGCCAGTTGAAATTTGACCATTATTGTCTTTAAGTTTCAGCAGTCGAGCACGTGGATCTAACCAATAGTCTGTGCCCATGTCTTTGTTAAGGCTGATCTGAATTGCATCTTTGATCAGTTTTTCAACTGGGTTATATTCACCCTTTTCCAGCAAATCAGCACTTTGTAAAATTGCACGTTCTAATGCTTTGTGACGTGCAAAATTTTCAAATTCATTCATTAACCAATCGTAGTTTTCCTTGGGCAGTGACACTGCTTGAAAGTCAGATTCGCAGGCAGCATTAACAATACTGACCTCAGGCATGACTTTATATTGGTCTAAATATTCTGTGATAAATTTTGCAGAATCTTGATAACGTCTGTCAAAACTTTCTGGATTGAAAATATTTTGACAGCGTACAAATGTTTCTGCATCAGATAAAAACATTTCTAGATACAGTTTTTGTATTTCAGCGTTGTAGTTTGTTTTACTCATTTAAATTTTCTAGTTTCTTTTTCATTAGTTGTATTTTTATCTCGCTGTCTTCTCGATTTTCCAGTATTGTGAATAGTGTATAGAGCCTACCATATCGTTTCATGGCATCTGCACAATCTTTGACGTCATCTTCCCAGTCTGGTATACTAACACTCCAGTTATTGGCCAGTGCAGTCTCTATCATTTTGGCACCGGGTTTATCTCTATCTGGAACTACTATGACTTTTTTGCCTAGTTGATTAATTCTAGCAATCTGCGTAGGATTTGGATCGTTAGACATAATTGCTACACCATCTACTGCTATGGCATCAAATTGTCCTTCTACAACAATTAAGTATTCTCTATCTTCAGTTTGATTATCTATATTGAACACATAACCGGGTTGAGCATCTGTGAGATATTTAGGCTTACCTTCTGTTATTTTACGACCGGTATAGCCTACTATCTTACCATCTTGAAAAAATGATATTAACACCCTATCTGCGTATCCGGGTGCAGGCGACCAATAAAATCTTTCATCGTAGGGATCAAATCCTCTATTGTCAACATATTCGACAATACTGTAAAATTTATCTCTTAGTTCACTGCTGAGTCTTGATAGATCACGTGCCCATGATATTATTGACTCAGAATCTTCAGGTAGTTCTTTTTCCTGTAGATCAAAATTAAATGTCTTAACTGCTTTGGGAATGTCCTCTTTATTTCGAAGAGCTTCTAAATTAAGTTTGTTTATCTCATCAGTGGGCATCCCCATCCATTGAAATAAGTTTTTTGTATTTTTACTCAACAACCTACCCGGAGTCCAACCTGCCTTGAATCCACAATTAAAACAGTGATATTGGAATCCGTCTTCGTTGAATAAAACCCCACCACGTTTTCTAGTATCCGGACTGTCTCCGTTATGGTGACAACACACAGCATTGAAACTTATCCAACCGCTAGGAGTTGATTTCCTTTTAGGAGGCAGAAAAGTTTGAACAGAAGCCTGTATGAGATTCATACATATATTTTAGCTTCTATAAAGTATCTTGTCAATTTTTCCGTTGGGCCAATAGTCCGATCCAGGTGTAGGGTTACCGGGCATTTGTGGACTGTAGTAATTTTGTCCATCTGGAATATCCCAATTATCTGGAATCCAAATAATTCTAACATCACTCCAATTACCTTCTGCATTGGCATAGTCAACACCGTTAAATCCTGTGTAGGTTTTAGTTTCTAAGGTAACATAGTTGGCAAATGTTCCTGGACCATTTTCCATAGACGCTTGTATTTTAACAGTACCTGTAAAATTATCAAGGTACATGGCCATTGTGGTAGTTTGCGTTAGTTCCGGATATGCTCTTAGATTTCCAGTGTAGAAGTCGTAACGTGTATAAGCTACATTAACATATTTTTGAAACACATGTACGACACCACTGTCTTTTAGTGTTGGCCATAAGTCGTGTGTTAATCTCACTGTACCATTAATTCCATAATAGGTATTTGAATAAGCTGGTAGATCTGCACCGTCATTATCGGTAAGGGTGACACCGAATGTGTAGTAACTAGTGTCTAAATTCCTAGTATCGTTTTCTGTTAGAGTAAGCAGAGCTAGTCCTCTAGTTGCTGTTGTGGAACCGTCATCTAATACTTCTACAGACTTTTGTAATACCATTCTTTGTTGTTCAGAATCGAACATACTGAACACAAAATTCTGATTAAAACTAATGCTGGTTCCAGATGAAATTGCAGCAAATACAGGGGATAAAAATTGATCAGTATCAGGATCATATACAGGATTTAGATTTTCTAGAGTAACAACATTGGCAGATATTGCAGAAACGTAGGTGCCAGTCTGTATGTTATTACTGTTAATGATCATGCCAACTTGAACATTGGATGCATCGACTAGAGATATAGTGTTGCTGGAAGTTGAAGTAGGACTGGCAGTATTTGTAACAGCACGTACTCTCACAGCTTTTTGATCAGAGTTTTTAAACTGTAGTTGTACCTTATTTTTAAGGCCTTTTTGTATTCTTAGCTCGCGTTGATACATGGTATTGTTGGTCTCCCGCACTTCGTTGTCCAAATCTAATTGTATGCTGAATAAATTGGAGTATAAATAGACTGGTAATTTTTGCATACCTATATTTATTGTAATGAAGAACAAGGACGAATTCGAAAAAAACTTTCCCTTTATATCCTGCATAAAAACGTCGGAAAACGAATATGTTGGAATAATCATCAACTTTGATGACAATGTCGCTAGTATCTATAGCTACGCAGATATTCGCACCGAAGAAGAAAAACAGATATTTTTAGAAATGGGGGAAGTTTGGTGGTGGGAAAGCAATCGTAAAATACCAATTAGTATTTTCCTAAAAAAAGAAATGATTGATTTTAGACCCTACATCAAAACATTTAACAGTAAAGATGTTGTTGTATTATTTGGGCCTACAGTAAATTTAAGTGAAATTGCAGAAAAACGTGTTAAGAGAAAAAGTATTCAACTAGTTAGATCAACTAGGCGAAAGGGTAACTAACTCGTTCACAGAGTAGATTGAGCTGAACAACAATAACATGAGCATACGCAACAGCATGAGCCTTTTTAAAGAAATACGCATCGTCTGTCTTGACCCAAATATCATTTTTGATAGCCTGGAATCCTTCTTCCTCGCATACTGGGACCAAATGCTTTTTACCCGGCCTCAACAAGGCCAGAAACATTGCTAGTTCTTCAATAGTCTTAGGTTTAAGTTTAGCAATTAAATTATGATATCCGTTGATGTGAAACATTTGATTACAGACAGCAGGATCTTCTAACAAATCCCACAACGGCTCAACAGCCAATAATTCTTCTAAATGTGCTTCATTTCTTACACCTTCATAGGCACTGACATTTAAAAAGTCAATTTTAAAATATCCTCGATCTTCTGCTGTCTTGTAGTCTATGCTACTTAATCCGGTTATTGGATTATAAGGAATAGAATGACAATACACACCCGTGTTGTGCTTTTTAAAAACACCATTTGTTTCTATAGATGCAGGAACATGCTTGATGATGTCAAGTACCTGTGTTCTGTCTTTGAAGTCAATATCAATATCAGGCATTTATTTGCTCCAGTCGAGGTGCATATACACCTATGTGTTGTACTGTTATTGATGCAGCTTTGTTTGCAAATTTAATTGCATCAGGCATGTGTTTTGTTTCTAAAAATTTATACACCAGTGCTGCCAAGAATGTATCTCCTGCTCCACATACATCAGTTACATCGCCTGCTGTTTCTGCAGGGAAAACCCAACCATTCCATTCTGCACCCTGGTCACCGTGTGTGACAATAAGGTGATCAGATTCTGGATGATAGCTAGTAACACGGCTTTTTTCCAGTGCATTGATTTTTACGTAACACCCTGCCAGTCGTGCTAGGTCATGTTTCTTAGTATCAATAAAGATCGGCACGGTTACTTCTTTAACCAGTTCTTCTATTAACTGATAATCCACTGTGCCTTTGCAATAGTCACTGATCACAACTGCATCATACACAGATGGTATCGCTGTTTCAAATCTAATGGGTTTGCTTTCGACATCATGATCTATGCGAAGAAGTTGTTGCTTACTACGGTGATCAATTAGTCGGTTCTTTTTGTTTACTGCACCGTGTAGAAAATTGACTGTACATCCCAATGCCTCTAGATTTTTACGAACATTTCCAGCCATACCATCATGGTGTATAGTATAGTGAGGTTCAAACACAGGCACAGGCGCTTCGGGGCTGATACGATTTACATAACCGTATGTATATGTGTCATTACATGCATCACCGATTAATAATATGTTCAATGATTTTGGTTGTTGAATGATCTGTTCTGTCATAAAATTCTATTCTCTTTACAAACTCTTGTCCTATGATCGGAGTATTAATATAGTCGCTGCCTTTTACCATTATATCCGGTGTAAAAAATTTAATTTTTTCTACAAGTTCTTTGTCATTGTCAAAAATCCAAACATCGTTTACTGCTTTGAGATTTTTTAATAAAAACTGTCGATCACGTTGATTATTAACAGGCCTAGTATTACCTTTGAGTTCCTTAACTCTTCTATCAGAATCAATTAAAACTAAAAGATATGCGCCTAGGCTTCTTGCATAATTTAACATTTCAACATGCCCCGGATGTAGTATATCAAATGTGCCGTTGACTACTATCTTGGTCATTTTTGACTATCTCCGGGTAGAACACGATAATTGTCTTCGACACTGTCTGGTGTGCTTACTTCAATAATAACACCTTCTTCTAAACAAATCAATTGATGCGGTTCCAAAGGTAAGTTATGCCATGTTGCACCTTCTTCAAGAATTTCAGTACGTTGACTGGCATCCTGTGTCATGATATATTTGACTTCAAACTTGCCGCTTAGAACATACCATGTTTCATCTTTTACAGCATGGAAGTGCATACTGAATTTAGCACCTTTGTTAAATTTTAACAACTTGCCGCAGTACTTGTCGTTAGTTGCCCAAATTAACTCAGATCCCCAACCTTTTTCTACAAAACCTTGTAATCTCATTCTATTCCTGTTTCTTTACAAATTTCTTTTACTAGTGCAACATCTGCAGGATTGTCTCTAATTTTCTTAATCCAAAACGGTATATCAAGTGTTTGATTTACTAGTTCCAATTGCTCATTACTGAATTTTTTCAATAGGTCGACGCCGCCTGCAGAATTCATAACCATCCAAGGGCTTATCTTTCCGTCTCGAATATTATGCACTGCTCTGTTTACACTTACGTAATTGAAATAGTGTGCAAAATTTGCATTGTTTTCGTCACCCCACTCCATCATGTATTGCAAGCTTCGCTGAACTGCACTTTCTACAGGTTCAATCTTTACTAGCTCAGTTAGATACTTGTCATAGAGCTCATCTCTGCACCAATGATCTAATTTAACTCCGCTTTTGATCACGTAGTCAATGAATCTTTCTGCATACAAAGGATTAACATTGTTAATAAAACTGCCAAATTTTACAAAGGCATTATAGTATGCACTCTTGCAAAAATCACTATAGGGTTTTTGTTTCTTTGCTGCCTGTGTGATTTGATAAAATCTGTTATAGGCAAAAAATCCTGTCTGAACACGCTTCTCATCTTTTTGTAGTACACGCCTTTTTTGTTCGCACATGTGGGCAACAAGAGTTTTCTCTTTCATAAAACTCTTGGTACAATGTACACAATTAAAAGGTTGGTCTACTAATTCCATCACTCGTATTCTTTCCGTTGTTTCTTGTCAAACCCCATGTTATCAAATAATTGATTAATATCGTTCTTATCCATTATACTAGCCCAAGTTTTGATGTCAGATAGTTTCATTGAAGGATAAAGTTCTTCTAAAAGTTTTTCTATTTTATTGGCTTTTTCTTTACCTGGTGCTTTGAGATATGTATATTTTAAATTTACACCTACTCCGCAACTGGCAAATGCTTCCCACAATAATTGCTTGTGACCTTTGCTTAACGTCCAGTGATTGATGTTTACAAGATCGTTAACACGTTCTATAATGAACTCGTATGTATCTGGATCTGTTTGCGGGTTGCTAACATATCTCATTAGTAGAAATGGACTAAATGCTTTCTTTTCTTCTTCTGTGAGAAGTTTATAGAAATCATGGTTTCTTTGATTTACTGCACTTAACTCTCTACCAATGTCTAATTTTGCTGCCATATTATACCGGATGATGCATTAGAGATTCTTTTTTATCTTTGCTTAGATAGTATAATATTTTAACACGTTCTAAAGCATATTCCAACTCTTTATTCTCCAAGGCCGCTTGTCTAATGTCATGCCAAAGTTGAGCTTCGTTTGGCTGACTCATATAATTTCTGTGATCCAGAGGATCTCTTTTCCAGTCGTAGCCCACAAGAGTCCTTTCAGTTTTTCCTTCTTCACGAGCGTACACTTTATCACCTACACGTTCGTAGATATATGTTGCACCCGGAGTCAGTGATCCCATATTACCAACACTTGCTATAATCAACTAACTCACTTTGTCTTGAAACTTCTTTAACAAAATAAGCACATAGGGGATTTGGATCTTCAGACAAAGGAGTACATAACAACTGTCCCGGCTTCATCTTTGGAAAATACCACTTGACATCTTGATAGACATCGATGATATCAATGTCATAGAATTCTGGTCGGAAGCCACTTAGAGGATTAAACAAGAATGTTTTAAATCCTCGATCATTAAGACTGGTCAATGGCATAATTTCCATGTCAGGACCTTCCGGGTCGCCAACAATAGTACACCAATCAAGCGGCATGTTAACTGTATAAGGACCAATTTTTAATACAGCCGCAGGTGCTGTAAAACTTTCCAAAAAAATTAACGGAATATAAAAATAATCAGGATTGCTAGGATCACTGTTATCCAACACCGCGAATCTCAAGTCGTCATCGATCTCATCGGGTAGATCATTTAGGTGATAGATTTTATCATCCAGCGTTAGAATTTGCATTAGTATTTTACCTTTTCGATTGTGAACGGATATTTGGCTTCTTTGTAGAAGCGTTTTCGTTCTGTTAAGTGTTTTTTAGCATATTTTGTAGATGCTGTCAAGTCCCAGATTTGGACGAAGTCTTTGTCTTCGGCTTTGCGAATACCTCGTCCAATGCTTTGTATAACGCGAGTAAAGCTCTTTCCGGACTCAAGAAGAACCAAATTAAAAATCCTAGGGATATTAATACCCACAGCGGCCACACCATAAGTCGCCACAATAATCTTTTTATCAGCAGTTTTAACTTCATCGTATTCTTCTTTACGGTCTTTAGTTTTTACTTCACCGGATATGAATACACTGTCCGGTATTTCATTTACTATAAATTTTCCTGATTCTATCCTATCGACCAGTACCAGTGTATTTCCGCTTTCTGCAATACCATGAACTAGTTTACTAACCCATGTCATCCTATCGACGTCAGTTACTAAAAACTTTAACTCTTCTGGATAACTTCCAAATTCTTTCCATTCAGCAGTTTGAATAATGTTAACATGACAATTACTCAATACTCCTTTTTCCTGCAATTCGTGTGCTGATACACGATGAACGACATCACCTAACGAAGCTCGAATATTTTGAAATTCTATATCTTCTTTAGGTACAGTGCCTGTCAATCCCCATCGGATAGGAGCATTGCTCATATTTTGAGTCAACAGTCTCTTCAATACGTCAGCCTTGGCCATATGTACCTCATCAACCATCACTGTCTGAACCCCATTTAAAAATTCAGCCAGCGTTAGTAACTCATCATTATCCTGTGATTTTTTGTCTAAAATATTCAAACTTTGCCAGGTACAGATTGTATGAGTCTTACCTAGCTCTTTTCGATCACCATAATAGACTCCGACATCTAATTGACAATTAATAAAGTCTTCTTCAGTTTGTTCAACTAGACTTTTGTTCGGAACAATGATTATGCTTCGACCGTATTTTTCGACAATTTTCGCCAGTGTAGCAGTAGTTATTGTTTTTCCAAAACCAGTGGCAATTTCTTGAATACACTGAGGATTTTCAAGGAACTTGTTGACTACTTCAACTTGGTCGTCACGTAGTCTAATCTTTTCTCCAGCAAATCGATGCCCTTCCGGCCATGTTTGATCGCCCCAAAAATCCTCAGAAATTTCAGTGAAATTTAATGGTAGTGCTACACGTAGATCTTCAAGTTCGGGATCATATCCTTGCCTAACCAGTTCCTCAATAACCTCAGGTAGTATACTCATGTATGTACTACCACCTAAGCCAAAGAAACTGGTACAGCCGTCCCACCGACCTAATTTGTAAGCCGGCAAGTATCTAGCTTTTTGGTCAAAATATTTGAATTTTTTTACCAAAGATTTACGTGTGTCAAGATCAAGATTCTCTATCTTAACATTGACCTCGTCCTTAATGATAATTTTACAGTATGTCAACTTGATACCCTGTACGATTTTTATCTGTGTATTTGATTACATCAGGTCTGTTTTGAAGATATGTTGAGATGCTGTAATGCACACCGGAAATTAATCCAAGATTAAGGATAAATCTAAAGTCAATACCTGACTTGATTACTGGCTTGGGTAATTTTTGGCTGATGAATACAATTTTTGTATCTTCATGAATTGGTGTGTTTAAGTCGAATGTTCGAACATAATCATTAAAATCACGTCCCACTACATTTTCTAATCTAAACATCACAGATATCTCTTTTTCTTGAAAATTTTGAGATTTTAGCCATCTATGCCAAGTTTTTAGGTATTGAAGTTCGTGCCCGGCAGGAATAATGATCATTGCTGGTATATTGAACTTGAATAGGTCAGTAAACTGATCAATAC